GGTATGAATGGGGCAATGCCCCGTGACTCTGGTGAAGCCCAACGGCTGAGGATTGATATTAAATATTATGAAATCCTATGAAGCCCAAACCCCGAGTCGCTTCTCAAACATCTGTTTAAGAAACGCTTTCTTTTTTAAACCTTTTTGCGGGAAGTTAAAGACATGAAGCCAGAGTGTAAAGTCCTTTTGAAAGCGTTCGAAAGTATTTCCTCTATTCAAAGTAAATACGATGAAGATTTCCCTGAAATGCTGTCATACATGTACCTTGTGCTGAAAGGTTACTGGAGGGTTAACGATGACGGAGAAACTGAGGAAGTAAAAAGACCACCGTTCACGACTATATCCCTCCTTAAAGTCATGAGGGCAATAACGGAAAAAGTCAGGAACGGTACCCCAATCGAAGAAATCATAAGCGAAAAGGAACTGTGCGGGGACGTCGAGGAGGTATGACAGCAGTAAACCAAACCGTAATAAATGCGTTACCTCCGTTTTCCTACACCCAGGTCTTTCTGGTCGACCTCGCAGGTGGGTTCATTATACTGACAATAATTGAGCTGTTTATGCTGAGAAACAGTAGCTTAACCCATCTACGGCTAGCACTGCCGTTTCTAACGTTTTCGATAGGCTTTACTCTAATTTCCCTATACCTTTCTCCTTACGTCACATATAACCCAGTATACACTACACCGTTCAACGTAACGTACAGGATCACGCCCTACAGCACAGATGGGGCTGTTCTCTTGTACATCAGCATCGCAGTCCTTGCCATGGCTATAGCGTACTTTATTTATGCGTTTGCGGTCGACGTACTGCACATTTCCTTTGGCAGTAGTAAGGACGGCGATTATTTCATACCTTAAGGGTGATACCAGTGTTACCGTTTAAGAACCTGACATTGTTTAAGAAGAAAAAACCGTCACCAACCGTCTATAAGAATTACGACGCGTTATTATTTTTGCCCCCAGCCCTAGTCAGCATTGATAAAAAAACGAAGGTAATAGAAAAAAATGGTGTACATGTCGCGATAATGTACTCGGAAACCAGCGGTGTTTCTGTAATGATGGATTTGCCCGTCGACTTCTTGAAAGTATACTATAAAATGACTACACAAGTAAACCAAGGGAACCCGAGCGACAGGATAGTCTATTTTGCAATAGTTTACATTTCTCCGAAAGAGTATGCAAGAAAGAGAGAGAAAATACTAAGGATGGGCGTGAACGCTAAAAGGAAGTTTTTCGTCTTCCCAAGGTGGGTCTGGCTCGTCTTGGAACGTTCTAACGATGCACTGAACTATTTCGTTATAAACAAATTTGAAGATGATGAACCTACCAACTACTCGAAGGAATTTGACACGTTCGGTGCCGTTGGGCTTACCTACAATAATTACTTTATTTTTGCTAGTGTCGCGAGGAAGGACTATATAAATTCTGTAAATAAACGGAGATCTCTCGGTCTCTGGTGGTGAAATAATGTCCCTCTCATATTTACAATCACTCGTCGGGAAAAACGTGATATTATTCAACTACCTACGTAATGTGTTCAAGAATAAGATATACAAAATAGTCGAAAGTGAGGGTGAATACACTCTTCATGTCGATATGGGGATACCTAGCAGGTTACAGCACAGGATTACTTACCCTGGGATTTACTTCATTACGGACGTAATGATACAGGGTACTAACTATGTAATTTATCTGAGAAAACAGGTCGACCTAAAGAAGTTTGCACTGGTAAGCTCGGTAACGACTTCTGAATACTACATTTCTTCGTACCGTAAAATACAGTACAAAACCGATAAAGGGTATACGTTTGACGCTTTAGAATTCGATATAGGAGGGTTCAAGCACCTTACGTTTAACTATAATAAGTGTATTATAGCGAAAGTGAAAAAGACTGGTCATAAGCGTACTGCTATATGCTTAGGTGATAGTGTGCTTATACAAGATATAAACGAGATTACGTGCAATTGTGAGTGGTTTAAGGTCGAATAAAGAGGTGGTTGGCAACGGTATATACTAAAAAAGAAAACGAAATCCCTACTCCTGAGCAGATCCAGTTCGTTGTATACAAAGACGTATGCATGCAGAACAACAGCTTTGCGTATCCTACCTTAGCCATAGAGAGGCTGAACACTATAATGCTTACCTACTACAGCGACGAGGTAGAAGAGCTATGGAGGGAATTAGTCCTAAAAAGATATGAGAATGCCACGTCTGAGGACGAACTAAGGCAAATACTAAAGATCGGTTGCGATATTATGTTCATCGTCATGAACGCGTCTGGTGAAGATGTTAAGTCGTTGGTAACGAAAATACTGAACAGCACAGGGAAAAAACATCTGTTTTATGTTAACGAGGAGGCACTTGTGGCTGAAAGTTCGTATCTCATAGACGTGTTGACAAAATTCGTTAACCCCAACGGGTTCGACGTGTTGACTGTTCTGAGCATACTAAAGGACGTGCAAATTAGGACGGCTACTATGATTAGTAGTATTAAGGGGACGTCGCTATACCAGACGCTTGTCAGCGAATTAGGCATAGATGAAAATACTATTGAGAAAAAATGCACGGCGAAGTACTATAGAGAATGCGTAACCGAGAAGAAAACGCAATTGTTGAAAGCGTTGCAGTTTATCAGGATGAATATAAATATTCCGCGTTAGAACTAACCTAAAAAAGAATTTACCATGTATTTACATTTACATTTAGTTTTTTGAGCAATTCGTCCAAGAGGTCTTTATCCATCATTAAAACGTCTGCAATATCATCAAGGTATTCTTTCACTATTTTTTCCAAATCACTACGATTAAACTGGACATCACCAACATCAACGTCAACATAACCCCTGAAGTCGTCGCATACGATCCCTTCATGCTCGTCGTAATCACATATGTCCTCTATTTTGCTGTATTTTATGAACACTGGGACTTTCATTTAGCTCACGTCGACGACTACTAGCCTGTCACCTTCTAACCTAGCTTTTATTGTGAACACTGGCTCGTTCCTGCCGTATACTTTAATCAGTAGTGTGTTGTCGTCAATGATAAAGTAGTCATAGTCATCCCACGTCCTCATGTGTTCGTTTAGGAATTTTTCTATTAAGTTCTGGACAACATCCCAATCTAGCTTTAACAGACCTGTCCTATGGAAAATGCTTTCTTCTTCGTCATTCGAAAATTCCTGAGCCATTTTGACCACTATATAATACTATCAAAAACCGATATATAAGCCTCAAACATCTGTTTGTGAGTGCGGAACAGGATCTATTATAATTACGGAACATATCGTGGCGTTTTGTGCATATATAACTAGGGTATTATCGCATATGTACGATTTTACTTCTCCGCCATTATGTACCACTGTTATGCTTCCATTTAGTGGGTAGTATAACGTCTGTTCTATCAGTGCTGTCCCGTTTACCGTGATTTTTCCCTTCTGCACTGTTACATGCCCGTTATATAGTATCTGCCAGCCGTATTCCGATACCCCATACGACGAGTTGTATAATACAGTAAAATTAGGGTTTACGATCGGGTATATTATGCCTGCAGGGGCGAACCCGCTTATAGCTAATACAGCAGTTTGAGTGCCGTACAAGTAGAACGTAATTACATAGGGAGATTGCTGTGAAATAGCAACAGTAGGGTCTGGTGCTGTAACGTTTACTATAATACGGTCGTGTGACTTTAGGATTATTACGTTCGGGTACCAACGGTGGCTATTAACTGTCACTACTAATTCGTATGTTTTATTGGTAGGGTTTTGTATGCATACCGTTAGTACGTTGTACTTATTTATTCCTCCTATATCATAAAAACCCAATACCTTTGCGTGCAAAAACGGGTGATAGAAAAAAATAGAAAACGTGAAAAGAGATAGTATTATAACTGCTAATATTAGTACGGTTTCAAACTTTTCCATCTCCCACCACCCATTCTGCATATTGTAACGCAAAATAAAACGTGAAATAATCTAAATCTCTATAGGAGAATATCCAAATCAACGCTGGGAGACCCCAAGCTAATTCTTTCCTATTATTATATAATAGGATTAATGCGAAAAGAGACACTTCAAGTACGGTATACACGAATGAGGGGATAGGTAAGCCGAACGCGGTAAGGAGTGAAAACGAAACGCCTTGCTGTGCAACTGGTTGCGTAATAGTTATAACGGACGCAAGGTACTGCTTTGAAATGAAGGGTATTGATGAAAGCAGTAGCGGTAGCACAAATTCTGCTATCTTTCTAAGTTTCTGTCTCTCAAATTTAATTAGGAGAATGGCTATCAGTATCGCGAACTGCTTTACGTCTGCAGAGATCCCCAGGAGCAAGTATCTTAACCTCTCATTAAGTAGGGCAAGAAACGCAATGGAATATGCGAAAAGGTCTAGTTCCTGCCCTGACGCAAAATCATATGAAAGTGCGGGAAATAGGAAAAAGGATGCGATGAAAGCGTTTTCGTGTCTTTTGATGAAGGAATACGTGAAAGCCAAAACAGCTGTTATTACGTCTACTGTTTCAAGGTTGTGCAGAACTGCGACACTGATGAACGACAACGGGGGGTAAATATAGACTGACGGCATAAATGAGTTTGACGTAGTGCCAGTCACAACGTTATACGGGACGTGATATATGGAAAACGCTTTAGCCATTGAGTAAAGGTACGGGTTTTTTCCGTCTAGGAACAATTGCGACGCGTATAATATTATTGCTTCCTCATCCGTCAGGATGGGTAACCCCGTCACTATATTCGCTACAGCTGTAATAGTCGCGATAGCAAAAGCCGAAACAATGAGTATCCTTTGCCTCACGAATATAGAGAGCATGCCTAAGGCGACGACGAGGAATGCGGAAGGCAGTAAATACGGTTTTCCGTCACCTAAAAACGCCGTCCCTATACTGGTTAAACCTAGCCCTGCCAAAAACCACGATATATTATCTTTCAATTTTTCTTCCATAGCCAACACCCGCTATAATTTGTCCGTGTTTATCGGGGTGATACCTAACGTCTGTGCTATTTCGAGCGGAGACAGCATCTCTACCCTCATTTTCGACGTGCTTACTCCCGCGACTTCCATTATACTCCTTTCAAACGCTAACAAAAGTAATATCACTAGTTTATGTGCCTCATTAAGCTTAGCTATTATATCGTCATAATTCGCATCGCTTGAT